TGTATTGTCCTGTAGCAGTAATATCAACAAGTGTGTATAGGCTATAAATCATCTCAGTTATTTAACAGCCGTAAAAAAAGCCCCGCATAAAAGCGAGGCTCCCTTCCCATCCCGGGGAAATATTACATACCAAACAAGTCTGTTGGCGCTGTAACTGTTAGTGTACCACCTGCTGTGAATGTCCAAACACCTGAAGATGTACGTGAACCAGCACCGATAACACGACCAACACGGATTGCTAATGTGTCAATGTCTAGGCTGTGGTTGTCACCGTAAGTGATGATAGCTAAGCCATCGCTCTTAACCTGGAATACTGCTGAAGTTGTACCGATTTCGTCAGTAACTGGAGCTGCTGTAGATGCTGTTAAAGCAATAGCGCCGCCTGAACCGCTCAATACATACTTGAATACGGTGTGTTGAAATGTTTTTTGTACTGTACCTAACGCTACTGCGGTAGGGTTAACTTTTGTTTGTGTTGCCATAATATATCTCCTCGTTTATGACTGTCTACTCTCTGTAGACGACTTGCAACCTAGCAAGCCTTTGTACTATTATTTACCAAAGAGATAAAAAAACCCCTAGTTATGGGGGTTTTTGGCGAGTTAACTTTACTTCGGAGTCCAGCGTTTGCGGGGTACTAGTTTAACATTACCAAACTGTTTGCCAGCAGGAGCATAGCGTACACGGCCTTCGCCTTGTGTATCCCAGATTTCGCCCTGTCCTTGCTCTACTTGTGCAATCACTTGATCTTTAAGATCCATGATACGACCTACCAGTCCAAATATAGCTTCTAGTGCTGTGGCATATTGTTGTGCCAGATTCTCTATTTTAGACTGTTTAGGCTCGCTAACCTTACTGCTTTTTAGCCAAGCTAGGAAGTTCTGTGCGCTTAGGTTATCTAGCTGTTTAGCTTTAGCAGTTTGATTAACATAGGTATACAGGATATTCTTTAAATCACCTAGGCCAGTAGTACCTTGTAAGAATCCATCAATAGCAGCGGCATGTTGGCTTAGATACTGTTCTACACGATCAATGGCTGTAGTGTCAAGTGCAACAGGATTACTGTTATACACAGGACCTTGTACAATTAGTGCAGGGTTAGTGTTAAACATGCTGAAGTCATCTATTGGTTGCTGATCACTGTCATCCATGCCAAACTCTGGAAAGTAAGCATGACCAACTACCATAACTTGTGCTCTGCTAATTTGTTGTCCTAGCGGGCTGTCTGCACGAACATGATAGGCCGTTTCACTTTTAGGATTAGGAGCAAAGGTATAAATGCCTTGCTTGTCTACAGGAGGACGTTTTAAGAACAGTCCATCTGCGTAGACAAATCCCACAAAGTCTTTTGGTGTTGCACGATCAAACAGCGGATATAAGTTAGCAAACTGTTGTGCAAATGCCTGTCTTGCTTTTACTTCTTCTGGACTTTTTGGCTTACCACTTTGATTGGCAATAAAATCAGCCACTGCCTCTGGACTGTCTGTCATTGCACCACGACTCCATCCATTGTGTCCTGCTAGTACTAATGGTCCACCTTTTTCTGCACGACCCCAATAGATCTGGGGATTACCATCCCATTTCATACGAATAGTTTTACTACCAGCTTCAGTAGTAATTTCTTTTAGGTGTTCCAATGCTTCCATAGTGCCCTTGCTACCGTGGAAGAACACTAAATCTTCTAAGTGATTAAAGGCACGACCTAGTTTCTTTTTAGCAGCTTCTTCAGCTTCTCTTAGAAATTCATTTGCTCTCATTAGCAGTTCCACTTTCTTAATGCCAGTGCTTTACGAGTAGGTTTGCCGTTAGGTTTCTTCATTGGTCCCTTGACTCCGCCCATTCTAGCACAGAATGATTTTCGGCGTTTTGCGGCCTTACTGCCTTTTTTAAGTTTACTAGGTTTTGTAGTTACTGCCATTTGTAGTTTGCTACCCGGATTCTCTCTACGATAACTGGCAACACCTTTGGCATTGAGTCCACCCTTTTTACTTTTACCTGCACTGCGGCGCCATGCGGCAGTTTCTAATAATTCGTTGTCATCAACACTGTCAAAGTCTTCCCAAATGACATCTGGATCAACTCCGTGTTCTTCGGCTAGTCGTTCAACTAGATCTTCAATAAGATCAAACTGTTCATCTAAGGTTAATTCTTCTTTAATCTTTTCGCAGTCATTTACACGCTTACCGGCATTTTTACCAGTGCCTGGTTTCGTACCAACCTTACGATGTCCAGGCCAGCACTTCTCTGGGCCTGCTACTGATTCTGTTAAAATTTCGTATATTTTCATGTTAGTCTATCCATAAAATTACGGAACCATTCGTTAGTTCCCACTGCGTGTTTAGGTTTGCGCTCTGCCCAATTCTTGTCTTGTTTAACATGTGCTAACAATGCCTGTGCTTGATCATCTGGTAGGCTGGACATGATAGCTTCTACTGAGTCAATGTTGTCACCAGTAGCATCTGGACCAATTAATACACGGGCAATATCATCCCAGTCATCTGCAACTAACTCACCTTTCTTGTTTTCAGGAGTACGGGCAAATAGTCCTTGCCAAGCTGAGTACATGTAGCCTTTGCTTTTTGCTAATTGTGCTAACATTAGTTGCTTGCCTACACCTTTGTATGTAGAACCTTTAGGAATCTTGTGCTGGTGATAGCGGCTAACTTTAGCCACATTAGGAATAGTTTCAAGATCAACTTGATAGAACTCATCACCTACTGGCAGGCGTACGAATACATTAACACCAGCTTGGCGCACTTGGAATCCACGATCTTGTACAAAGACAGCTAGGGCTTTACGTGCGTCTTTGTCATCATTTGTTTTAAACTTGGCTTTAACTTCGTCTAGGTCAACTTGCAGATCCATGTCACCACTCATTTCACCGGGTGTAGGAGTATGTGCGCTGCCAATGGCCACACTGTTTAATCCTAATGGGCCTAGAATAGCATCCATCTTGGCTTTCATTTCCGGAGCTAGTTTCTGGTCGAACTCTTTAGTGTCCGGAAATATTACATTCTTACTCATTGCCTTTGCTTTCCTGTATTTTTTTCATGCCACGTTTAAATTTAGCTGGCTCGCTAGTGCGGATAGCATTGATAAATCGTCGCTCTAATTCGGCTGCTGTTTCTAAATCGTAATTTTCTCGAATAAGCGTTAGCAAATTAATAGCAGATTCTATTAAATTACTGCCACGGCTTTCAATTACGCGATCTTTGTCACGACTAATGCCCAAATCGCTTATTTCTTGCAGAATCGACCTAGTACTTTTACGCATAAACCCTTAAATCCTTTTGTATATTTAACCTTTTTGCAAAGTAAAATAAAAATGTTGCAGTGCCAGGCAAAAAAGACTAAATATATTAGTAGAAACACTAATAGTGTAAACCATTAGTAACTACATACACTTACACTAAGATTATAACATGAAATACATATCAGAGCAAATGATTAGGATAATGGAACGTCTATCCGAAATGTTCCCAGGTTCTAGTTACCAAAGCCGCTTAGATGCGTATCTAAGCACCAAAGGCATTACCGATGCCGCACAGTTGGAAACTTACATCCGACAATTTAATTCTCAAAAGGAAGGATATTTATGAAAACAATTACAAACGCAATTTGGTCATTTTTACAAGCATTTGGGCAAGCCCGTGCTGCCGCAAGTCTTGCTCGTCAAGGCCGTATAGAAGAAGCTAAAGCTATATACGGAAACTAAAATGGAATTAGCAGCAATTCAGATTATAATATTTGGGTTAATAATTCTAGTGTATATGGCAGAGGAGTTTAATAAATGAACTTCCTAGATACATTAGTAATGTTGCTACGCTGGCGGCAAGAAGGGTGGGAAGTACATCCTTGCATTGATACTGAATTCAGCGGCTGGTTCTAAGCTGATAAATATTGGCATGAAATTAGTGTACATACACGGTGCCAATGCCACCAGCGAGAGCTTTAACTATATCAAAAGTAAACTAGGCGACGGGCTAGACATCAACTACGATAGCCGCAATGGGTTTGAAAATAACCTAAAAGACATGCAGTCAACACTGCAAGCCCATAAAGACCTAGTGTTTGTTGCACATAGCCTGGGCGGCATCTATAGCCTGCATCTAGCTAACTCAATGCCCAACGCCGTTAAGGGTGCTGTAACATTGAGTACACCATATGGCGGTGCAGAAGTAGCAGACTATGCTCAATACTTCTTGCCGTTTAGCCGACTAATGCGCGACATTGGTCCTAGTTCGTGGGTTATGAAGCAGGCAAGCCGTATTAAGATACAGCATCCTTGGACTAACATTGTTACTGTAAAGGGTCAAAGTCCGTTTATGCATGAGCCTAATGACGGTGTAGTAACCATTGCTAGTCAGAAGCATCATGAGGACATGGAACTAGTAGAAGTAGATTATAACCACTATGAGGTTGTGCTTAGTGACGTAGTGGTTAAACTTATTAAAGAACGAGTAAACAAGTTCAGAAAATAAGTTGCTTTTTTATCACAAAGCATATATAATAGTACATAGAGAAAAAGAAGTATCTATGTTAACAGACATTACACACAGGAGATTATTATGTCAGAAATTTTTACAGCACCAAAGCTACCAGAAGTTAAATTCAACAAAAACGGCTACGAAATCCGTACAGACATCTTGGGCATGGCTAAAAGCCTAGTACAAGAAGACTTTCATGCTAAATTTCAGGGCTGGGAATTGACTGCTACTCGTGACGAGAAGACTGGTCAAATCGTTAGCAAGGTTGAAATGCCAAGCTATCCAGGATTGGAAAAAGTATTAGAGACAGCTGAAAAGATGTACGCATTTGTCAATGCTGGCGCAAAGAAGTAATTTAAAATTACTCAAACAAAAGGACTCTTCGGAGTCCTTTTTCTATATTGTTTTTTCAGTATACTCTGCTTTGTTCCAACCTATTAGAAACTTAGCTTTCCAATCATTTTGTTCAAAGCCTTTTAGATGCTGCCACTGGTCTCTGTGTTGCCAAACTTTATTAGCGGCGTCTTTCCAGTCTGTGTGACGCACTATGTGGTCAAAGTGTAACATACGTTTACTAAAATAATCGTAATCGTAATGATCGTACTCTATGTGTATAACTTCAAATATCTCTCCGTTGTGTACAGCATCTAAGGCAAAATCAAACCCCCATTTTGGTCGAGTTTTAATCAGTAAGTCTGCCTGCGGTGTGTATGTTTTAAAGTGTTTGAGTTGTTCTAGTGCTTGTTGTTCATATCCGCATCTACACAAAAACATGCTGTGATCTAAAATCAAATTACAATCTTTTGCGGTTAATTCAAACCAAGGTTCTTGCCAGCAGCAGTGATTTAATAATGGATGATTGATAGGATGCCCCATGGTTGCGTAAAATTTACGCTCGGCTTGATTAAGTTCAAATCCATCCTTGTCATAATAGAAAAAATCCTGTTTATCTAAATCAGCTACAGGTTTAGAACAAACAGGACTAGACATTAAATGAATGTCATATCTAGTAAACATGTTATCTATGCATTCCAAAGTTACCACTCATACGGACCTGTTCGATATCATTCTTTTTAGCATAGTTATCTACACGCATGGCCAATTGAAAATCTAATATTGTTAATCCTTTAACATCAAACGTAGATGTTTTCACAGTAACTTCTGCTACATCCTGAGTTACTTCTGCAAAGTGATCCATTTTTTCGCATAGTTGATTGACCCAACTAACAAACTCTAGAGCATGTCTATGATCCTTAGCTACATATTTGGCTTGTAGGTCTTTGTGATCTAACATTTCCCAGTCAGGTAG